TTACGATATGCCCTGGGATAGCAGGGAGTTGTTATTTTCCAAATTTTTGATAGTCGTATGAATGGCATCCAGCTTTTCAGCGGTTGCCTTGGTGTTCGCTGCGATCTCCGCCTGGAGCACCAGAGAGGATCGACCGATAGAGATCATTTCACTCTGGTTTATTACAATGGCATTGGCTCTGCCAGCCAGCACATCCGCTTGCTGATCACTCATGCCCTTGATCGCACCTTTCAGAGGATCATCCTCTTGCTCTCCAGCCTCATCCATATCCTTAATCCAATCGCCAATGCCCTCCAGAGCATTGTTAAATGTTTCGCCAGCAGCATTCACCATAGCCTCAAACTTGGACTTTTCCCAGGGATCCAGGGTGCCATCTTCCATAGCACTCCCCAGGAATTGTACAGCCTCATCTATAGCCTTAGCCAGGAATTGCCTTTTCAGAGCCTCCACAACGGCATTTTTAAGCACCTCCTTAGTCTTGGCACCCAGAGCCTCCGCTGCATCCTCTCCCTGGCAATATGCCTCTACCAGAGCATCAGCAAACTCATCAATGGCGGACTTGGTATCAGTACCAGCCAGAGTTTCCATCATGCTCCGCTCCATATCCTCTAACTGGGTATCTATATCCTTGATAGCCTCCTCCCATTCAGCAATCTTATCCCAGTCGGTTTTCTTTTTGCCTTTCTCCGCCTGGATTTGCTGTTTGATCAGCTCTTGCTGTTCTTTGAGGTTCTGTTTCTGCATTTCATAGAGCTGGAACATATCACCTTTGTTGCCCTCTTTCTCCAGGGCATATTTCAGCTCCTTGATCTGTTTGGTCAATCGGGCATACTCTACGAAATTCCAACATTGAGCAGCAACAACGGCTTGCTGTTCCAGGGCTGCAATCTGATCACGGATCGCATTGAGCCTCTTTTCATGTGCCTCCTTTTCCTCATCGGTAAACACCCAGTAGGTTTGCTCCGCTGCGTGTTGCATACGGTCAAAGGAGTTGGAGAGGGCATCAATGTTACGCTGGATATTCTGGATCCTTTTCTCAATCTTTTCATCATTGTTGAAAAGCCCGGCAATCCAACTGATAGCCTGGAGTGCAATGGATATGGCAGTAAGGATCACGGATCCCTTTTCAGCAGATTTAATGGCAGCAGACATGGCGATACCAGCCATCGCAACACCCTGGATCATTTCCATAGTAGCCTTGCCAGAATCACCCAGGAGATCATCCAGCACACTACAACTGGCAATGGCATCATTCACGAAATCGAAACAAGCCTCTGTAGATTTTGAGAGGTTTTTCCAGTCGGTTTTGATTTGCTTGGAGGTTTTCTTTGAGCCATTCTGTTGTGTTTTGAATACCTCTCTTAGAGAGTTGCCCAGAGCCTTGAAAGGGTTTACATCCAGGATCTTGCTCTTTGCCTCATCCAGCTTTTCCAAAACGGCTTTCAGATCGGCTGGATTGAGTTTCAGATCGGCTGTGTTGAGCTTATCCTGGATCTCCCTTACCAGCTTATCTATCTGTTCCACTGTGAGGGCATCCAGATCCGTAAAGAGGTTTTTCCAGCTTTCGCTCTGCATGAGGAATGAGGAGTTCAGAGCCGATAAAGCCTCATTCTCCGCCTGGTTGATCTGTTTGATCCTCTCCTCATCATTGAGGCGTTGAGCCTCCGCCCTTAACAGAGCATACTCATTCTGGATTGAGGTTTTCTGTTCCTCAAATGTTCGGAATTGAGTGAGCACCCGATCCTCCAATTCTTGCTGGTTTTTCTCATCCTCCTGGGAGAGGAAAAGATTGGCAGCAGCAATATCATCCTCCGACACCAGCCCAGATTTACCATTTGCCAGTTTCTCTTTAGCAGCAGCAATCGCCTCCAGTTTTTCTGCCAGAGTTTGAGCCTGGTTGATAGTTCTGGTTACGCTATCCTTGAAAAGATCCATAGCAGATTTGGCACCAGAGATCTCCTTAACCTGGAGATCCAGGGTAAAGAGTTGCTGTTGCTCCCCATCTGTAAGGGTTTGCCCAGAGGTTTGCTTATCTTTGAGAGCCTGGATCTGTTTATCCAGATATTCCTTATAGGAGGCACCGCTGGTTAAGAGTGTGGCAAACTGTTTATCGGCAACATCTTTACCCATATTCTCAACCCACCTCCAATAGAGCTGGTATTGCTTTTTCTTTTCAGCTATCTCCGCAATAATGAGGGCTTGTTGCTCTCTCTGGTTGCTTTGTTCAGCCAGAGTTCTACGATCAGCAAACCCCTGGGTTTCGCTTGCTGTCAAACCACCCTTTCCTGCCTTTTTCCTGGCATCTGCCAGTTCTTTCTCCTCTTTTTTGATAGCCTCTATTTGTTCTTTGAGCTGGAGATCCAAAAGAGCCTTTCGTTTCTCATATCCATCCTCCATAATGGCAATACGAGCCTCCTCCAGGCGTTTTGCAGCCTGGAGCTGTTTCTGCAATAAGGTTTCGGCATTCCTGGCAGCGTCATTGCTACCAGAGCGACCACCACCCCTACCTCCTCGACTGCCTTTGCCAGTGGCGGTGGAGAGCTTCTTTTCCAGAGTGGTTATCTGGTCATTATAAGTTTTCCATGCCTCGCTACCCAGTTCTGCCTCTCCACGGAGTTTTTTGAGGTTGCTTATCTCTGAATTTATGCCATTTTCAGTATTAAGGTTATTTTGTTTGCCAGAGATTTGAGCGTTAATATCGGCTAACATCTGCATTGCATCTTGATAGCCATAAACCTTAATATCCAGTCCTACCTCTTTGCCATCCAGTTTACTTGCCATATCGTGCAACTCCTCCAGAGAGAATTTGGAGAGATCCACTTTCGGGATCACCTCCTCAATACTATCTGAAAGATCCAGTATTGCATTAGAATCTTTCTTTACTGAATCGGCAGCTTTGTTGGCAGCCTCACACTGGCTGTCAAATGCTTTTCGTGCCTCTATTGCCTGGTCTATGATACCTCCCTTTTCGGAGAATACATCATAATACATATCATCCAGCCAGGAGTAATCAGTAATAAACTGAGCGTGTTCCTTATCTATGCCAGCATCGACCAGTATATTAGTAATACGCTGTCGGAGTTGTGCTTTAGCTTTTTCCAGTTTCTCTGGATCCAGGTTTGCCATTTCTGGCAGCTTATCCTCAATCACACCTCGGATCTGATCTGCCAGGGCTGCTGCATTAGCTTGTAGATCCTCGCTGTCAAAAGAAAGCCCCCACTTAGCATTATAATGGTGAGCACCTTTCATCTCATTAAAGATCTTTCCACCAATCTCATCCAGAGCCTTTGCATAATCCTCGGATAATTGATTAAGAGAGTTTGCCCTTTGCCTTTCAGCATTCTCTTTCTTAATGGCAGCCTCAATACGCTTGTGGGCATCCTCTATATCCTGGAGAGTGCTTTCCTCTCCCAGGAGTGCCAGTTTATACTCTGCCAGCTTTTTGTTTACCTCCTCCAGAGCTTTAGAATATGTTTTTGTGCCCTTTTCGCCAGCCTGGAGCACACCGAATAGAGCGGAGAGGTGCCCAGCTTGTTTCTCTCCACTTTCTCCAAAAGCATCCATGCTCTTTGAGGCATCATCGGCTGTATCATCCAGGAGCATGAAAGCACTTACCACCAGCCCGATCAGAGAGAGAATGGCAGTAAGGGGATTTGACACACACGCAGCCCACAACGCTTTGATAGCGGTTGTAGCCTTATTGGTTGCTGTAGCCAGGATCCCCTTTGTGACAGCCTGGGCTTTTGTGGCAGCAGCATCAGCAATGGCAGCGGTTCTGCCTTGCACTGTTGCAGCCGTTTCAAGCTGTTTCTTTTTGGTGTAGAAATCCGTCTGGGCTGCCAGGGCTGCCTTTCTGGTCATGGACTGGTTATCTATAGCACCAGCCAGCTTTTTCTCCGCTGTAGCGATCCTGGTTGCATCGCCAGACTGTTTCGCCCAGTAAACCTCATATCTGGCAGCCTCAACCGCCTGGGTGGATGCTATGGCGGTTGTTTTGGCTGCCTGGAGTTTCGCAGCAGCCTCCTTAACGCTCAACCTCATGGCATTGAGAGTGGCGTTCTGGTTGGCTACTTTGCCAGCCACCTCTTGCTCCAGAGCAGCACGATATATGGCACTCTTAGAGGTCAGATCCAGCTTGCTCAATGCCTCCCTTTGCTCAACGGAGAGCACACCCATTGCCACCGCCTCATAGTTGGCATTAGAGGCGGTTATATTGAGGTTGGATAGATACTCTTGCTGTTGAACTGTGAGGAGTTGCTGAATCGCATTGATACGGAGTTGTTTTACCAGGTTGGCATTTTCCTCCGCTGTGAGCTGTTGCTGTAGGGCTGCAACGTGAGCCTCCTCCGCAGCGGTCATTGCCTTAGTTTGGGCTGCCACTCTACCAGTGAGAGTTGCATCCAGTTTCATAAGAGCCAGCTTTGCAGATCGGGCTGTATTGTCAATAAGAGCAACACCAGTGTAACCCTTAGTTACAAGTGTCTGGAGCACCACTGCTGCCTTATATGAGCCATAGGCTACAGTTACGGCTGTGAGCACACGCAGAATATCCTCCATGTGCTCCACCAGGTAAGTTGCGCTGCTGATCGCTGTAGAGAATACACCCTCTCCCTTTTCGCCCAGATTATTGAGAGCTGTGTCCCAGGCATCCTCCAGGTTGGAGATCTGCCCAGTAAGGGAGGCGGATTGTTTCTCCATGAGGTTGTAGAACTGACCGCCAGCATTAGTCATTTTGTTGATCACTTCCTCAACCTCTGGGAATCCGATCTTACCAGCCGAAACCATTTCATTGATCTTATCAGCGGTAACACCGTATTTCTCCGCCAGCTCTTTCACCAGAGGAATACCCCTACCAGTGAACTGTCTAACATCCTGTGCATATAGTCTACCTTGTACCATCGTGGTACCATAGAGGTAAACAATATCATTGAGAGGTATGGAAAGCCCAGAGGCAATGTTTCCCAGCCTTACCAGGGTATCATTGACCTTATCGGCAGATACACCATAAGCCATAAGCTGTTTGGCACCCTCCGCAACTCCCATGAGGTCAAACGGTGTTTTAGCTGCTGTCTGTACCATCTGATCCATGAGGGATTTTGCCTTACTCTGGCTCCCTAACATGGTTTCAAAGGCAATCTCTAACTGTTGGAATTGCCCACGCACTTGCACAATGCTATTGAGCAAGCCCATCATGCCTTGCCCTACCAGATAGTATGAGATATATTCTCCAGCCCTCTTAGCAAAGGATTGGAAAACATCCTCAACGCTCTCAACCTCATCAATGGCACTGCTGGAGAAATCTTTGATCCTATTCTCCATTGCTTGTGCCGATACGTTGAAATCGTCAATATCCAGAGTAGCCCTAAAAGCTAATGCACCGTCTATATTTTCCAT